GTGACGCCAAAGCCGCAGCCGACGCCCTCAACCTCGCCGCTATCATGGCAGCGTTTAACCAACCAAAGGAACCAACATGAAAAAGATCATCACAACAATCGCACTGTGCGCATTTATGACGCCAGCTTTTGCAGAAAACGTGACTGCAAAAGAACTTTGTCCGATGCTTGGCCAGCTTGCCGGGGAAATTATGAAAGCGCGGCAAAACGGCATTTCGCTGTCCCATTCTTATGAACTTGCGGCGGAAAGCAAGATTGCGATGGGCATGGTCGAGCTGGCATACAACGAAACACGTATGCACAGCGAAGGAGGCAAGGAGCGCGCCGTGCAAGACTTCCAAGAGGCTTGGGAGATTGCTTGTTACGAACAGGACGGTGAACTTTTATGAACGCCCGCACCGAAGTGTTAAACGAGGCTTCCACGCTGATTAACGGCCAGCGTGAAAGCGATTACGGCACGCCGCAACAGTCATTCGGGTGCATCGCGGCAATGTGGTCTGCGTATCTTGGCAAGCCGATGACGGCATCCGATGTGTGCAACATGATGACGCTGTTGAAGGTGGCACGATTACGCAACGGCCCGCACCGCGACAGCAATGTTGACGGCGCGGGCTACATGGCCCTTGGGGCAGAATTAAGTGAGGAACAAAATGAAACTGGTAATTTTAGAAAGCCCTTATGCGGGCAGCGTCGCGGACAATGAAACCTATGCGCGGGCTTGCGTCCGTGACAGCTTGGAACGCGGCGAAGCGCCAATTGCGTCGCACTTGCTTTACACGCAGCCCGGCATCCTTGACGACACAGACGCAGACGAAAGAGCGCAAGGCATCGCGTCCGGGCTGGCATGGCTCAAGAAAGCCGATGCGTCTGTTTTCTACGTGGACCGCGGCATAAGCGACGGGATGCTGCAAGGCATGTTAAACGCGCAAAAATGGGGCGTGCCGATCAAGCTGCGCAAACTTAAAACCAAACGGTGAAACGCCCGTCTTGGCCGTCGTATGGATGATGCACAAAACATTCGACGGCCTGCCGGTTGATATACCCGTTGCGGTGATGCCACCCGTCTGCTGGGGAGGGGCTGCGCACATATTCAATCTGCACGTTGTCGCCTTCCATTGACCGAACAGCGTTGTGCATCATTGTCATTCCGATGTGATCTTTTTCGCGCTTGTGAGACAGCACGCCAGCTTGCTTGCGGATCTTGTGGTGCAGGTGGTGGACGTAAATATATTTGTGCGGGCAATCTGAAACATGCGCACGGGCCTCGGTCATCATCAGCGGATATAGATCAGCCTCTTTTGCGCCGTCGCCATGCGTTAAGCCGATCAAGTTATCTTGGAAGCGGTAATACTTGCGATGCTTTTCCGACAGGTTGTATTCGGTTGCTGTTACGTCTGGCGCGTTGCGAAACCATGCGCCGACCTCGCGCGCCAAGCACCAGCCCATCAGCCAATCGTGATTTGACGGGCAAAAGATCAGATCAACAGGCGCGGTCAGTCTCGCAAGTTCGATGCACTTGACATATCCTGCAAACGCATCACGATAAATCTGGTGGATTGTGCCGTGGCTGTCCTGATACGTGCCGCTTGTTGTCGTAGATCGCGGCCCGTCAACGTGCAAAATGTCATTGCCGAGAACAAACAAGATCCGACCGATGCCCATGCCAGACGCCTTACGGATCAATTCGCGTGTGCCTTCAACCATGCGACGCACGGCAACGTCGCGCCCGTAGGTGTAACCCGTTTCGGTTTCAACGCACAGCTTGCCAACGTGAACGTCAGCGAGGTCGATCACAAGCAAGCACTCGCCAGCTGGTGCGGGCCGGATTTCATATGTGGGGAAGTCGTCGATCTTTAGATCGTCAATTGCGCCGCGAATTGTATCAAGAAACTTGTTTGTTTCGGCTTCATCCGCCGGTGCAGCCCAGCGCGTTGTGCCTGTCTTGTTTCCCGTGGCTGGGTCGTAATTGTGTATCCAGCCGCCCTTGGCCTCGACACCGTTAAGCCCAGCGCCTTGCATTGCAGATCGCGCACCGTCTGACAGGTGAAAGCCCCGCGACTTGGCAACGCTTAGACGGTTTGTGAACGTGTTGAGATGGATGCCAAGATCTTTTGCCGCAAGATTTCCCTTGCCGTTGTTGCGGGCATAGGCGTCAACGGCCTCAATTGCTAGTTTGTCGCTTAGTGGGGGTGTGGGCATGGTTCAACCTTTTATTTATTGCGTGTGCAGATTAAACCCTATTCGCACCACGCTTGCAACTGATCTAGCAATACGTTAAGCGACCGCCTAGATTGTGGCCCACCATCGGCCAGTGCGCCTTGGGCTGCATCAACGCGACTTTGCGCCGTGGCCTCGCATCCAGCCCTATCGTTTGGCGTGGTCGCGCAGGCTGTCATCAACATCAGCGCCAGACAGATCGCGGCGGGTCGCATCCTCAATGCGTTTTTTTGTTGCAATATATTCATTAAGTTCGTCCACTTCCGTTTCGTTTCGTTGATTGCTTTTGCCCTTGAAAAACGCAAAAGCCACGCCCGCGATAAAAACCGCAATTCCTATAAGTGCCTCGATCATGTTGTCCAGCCTTTCCGCTTTGCAATGGCATAAGCGCCCTCGACAGCCGCGCCCAGCGCCAACGCCACAAACGTCACCATGTCAGGATCCGCCGCAAGCATGTCGCCTTGTGCCGCGCCGATCACGCCGCCGATGATGTAACGCAGGACAATCCGCGCAATTGGTGCATAGTTCATTTGAAACCTTTCCATGCAGCAAAGAACGCCGCAATTTCAGCCCATAACCCGCCAACGGGGGCCGCTGTGGGCTTTGGTGTGGCCTTTGCGGTGACGGGTCGCAAAAACAGTTCGCGTTCATCAGCGCGGCGATTTTTAAGCCCTTGGGACACAACCTTGCGCCCGCCCTTGGTTTCTTTATTCCATAGCAGGATGGATGCCGCAGACCGCGCCTTGTCGCCATTGTTAAAATGACGCAGCGCAGACGAATTTGCAAACCCGGTCGGCCCGATATTATAGGCCAGCGACAGGAACGCCGCACGCTCGTTGTCATTTATCGGCGCAGTAATTAACGGGTCGACTTTTGCCGCGAACTTAACCAGCGCCTTTTCTAAATACCATTCGGCTTCGGGCTGTGTAATCGTCAGGCCCATGCGCGGAACAATCCCCACGCCAGCCCGTGCCGTTGTACCATAGCCAATCGTTAACACGCCCGCGCTGCAAAGATATGTAGAAAGGCATAGCCCCTCCCATCGCTTAATGATTTCGGTCGCCTGCTGTGGAATGGTCATTTGTTCCCTCAATTTTTAAGGCTGCGCAGGATCGCCTTGATGTCTGCGCTAATTTCATCCAGCCGCGTGTCCATGCGGTCGCGGCTGTCCTTTGCCGACTGCAAATCTTCTTTGCGTTGCGTCCAAAGGCGCTTGATGTCCGCCGCGTTTGCAATGCCCCGCGCTTCCAACCTAACAAACCAAACAACAACACCGACGCAAGCCGCGATTACTGCCCAAAATTCACGAATTACGTCCATTATATTCCTGCTTTTAATAGTGTTTTTCGGGCGGCTTCAACCTCCGCAGCCCATGCACTTGCGCAATGGTTTGGCGTGAACCAAAACACGCGGTCAATCATGTTGCGGCGCTTGGCCCATTTTGCGTTTGTCTTGCCGTCGATGTAGGCCCGTGCGCTTGTCGTTTGATGCGTTGACCCGCCGAACACAGCCGCGTTGATAACTCGACTGCTCGACGAAATAAGCATTTCGGCAAAGCGGGCTAGGATATAAACTGGGCGTGGTAGGCGGGCGGACATCATGCACCTATCCCAAAGATCGCATCCATTTGTTCCACTGTGACCTGCGGTTCTTGCGCCGCCATTAAAATCAAAACCAGCGTGTCAGTGCGCCAAATCTTTTGACGTGTTCGGACCGACATACGCATCGCAAAGCGGTCAGCTTCGGGAAGCGTGAAGATAGCGTTTGCTGCGATTGTCGGGATTGACACACCTGCCCCCCATTCTTCCGCTTCCGTTTCCGTGATCCAACCAGCGTTGGCCGCACCTACTGCAAACTCTGCCCGCGTGACAGTGGCCGCACTGCGCCTATCTGCCAGCAATTTAACGGGGTCAATCACGCGAGACAATTCAAACGTTCCTGCCTCCGAGTCCGTCAGTTCTACCTCGACGCCGTTTACATATTTAATCATTTGAGAACTCCAATCATGCGAATTGTGCCACTTGAAATATTACCCGAGGAAAAGAACAGGCGAATCCCGTTAACGTCAGCCTCTGCCTTGCGTGAACTGTAAGAGGTAAGGCCGGTTAGCCAGTTTGTGCTTGAGAAGTATCTGTATACAAGCTGCCCGATTAGACGCGTTTCTTTTGCTTCGGACGGGTCAAAGATAGTTATTTGGCCTGACACCGACTCTGTGCTTCCGTTCCCTATAGTTAACAGGTTCAATAATACGGCACTATCCCCTTCACTGGCAGTTCCGCGGTGATTTGTGTTAAGGGAGGCGACGCCCGTATTGGCGTAGTCGTAGGCTGATGCCCCGTCATCGTAAGAACTTCCGTCGTCAGTAGAAGTTCTTAGCAAAAGGTTCACGCCGTCTGTGGCTGGGGATAAGTTAGACAACTCCAACCTAACTGCGCGATACAGGCTTTCGTCAAAGGTGAAGTCAACGGAAGATGCCGCCGCCGAAATTGTAGTTGTTGCAATAATTACTTCTGATTTGTTTGCCTGCACAAAAGCAGTCGTTGCAATCTGCGTGGTGTCCGTTTCGTAGTCCGCCGTTGGCGCTGCGGGAATACCTGTAAAAGAAGGGCCAGCAAGCGGCGCGACATCTGCGGTAAACTCCGCCCCGTCTTCTGCCACATTGGCGCGCATAAACTGTCCAGCCTTGCCTGTCAACGCGGGCAGATCGCCAGCAAGCGCCGTGGCAAGCACATTGTCACGAACGCCCTCCGCCCAAATAATAAACGCTTGAAGTTCAGGCACGTAATTATTCTTCGTGTAGTCCAATAGATAGTCGATATTGGTGTCCAAGACTGGATTGGATTGCTCTTTTGCGGGTGGCTGGCCGATGTAGGTTGTGATTGTTGGAAGGGTCATAATTCTTCTGCCTCTATTGTGGCTTTTGATATGCCGACGCCCACCGCAGTCGGATTAGCCGACGACAATGTGCCGTAAATCGAAAATTCTGGATAAAGTTCAGACGCAACAAACACCGCGCCGATGCCGTCAATGTCTTGGATCATTCGCCAAAAGGCATCGCCCTGATAATTCTGCAAAGTAAGGTTGTAAGATACGGTCGACGATGTGGTGCGTTGCAGTAACGAAGTTAAAGTGCCTTCGGTTTTTTTGAATGATCGGCTTTTTAATCTCTTAGACGTGCCGGGTCCAACAATTCCAAATTCTGCCACAATACCCATCGCAATTGTGCCAACCTTGGCTATGTCACCAGTGTTTGTGATTGTGATCTCTAGCGTAGTGCCTTGCGGAATGTTCACGCGAAAATTGATGTATTTGCGTTCAAAAGACTTTCGCAAAAAACACCAGCGCCAAAACGAACCGTTGTAGTTCGCCTCGTCTTTTAGGTCATAGTCGATATTCACAGCGTCGCCCGTTGATGAAACCGTTCCAACGATCTTAATGTTTGAAGCCTGCAAACCGAACATTGCGATGCCACCGATCCGTGAAAGACTTTCCAAAGTGTATGTGATTGAATCGGCGTTGCTGGTGACAGTTTCTACAACGCGATACTTGTCAATTCCGACTTGCCGATCAAAAGCCGCGAACCTGTTAGCAGGTCCAGCGTCGAACCAATCTGTTGCCGTCGCGCTTGGTTCTTCCGATGTTGACGCCGCGCTAACCTCAAAAATACGTTCCCCGACACGTTTTTGCGTGCCGAGAGAATACGTGCCAGCCGTCCAC